AGTTCCAACAAATGTTGATGAGCTAAAAGACCTTATTGGTGCTGTTTTAACAAGCGCCGCAGGTGTATCAAAAGACTGCGAAACATGGACTGATAGAGTTGGCGATGGTGAAGGCGGTACGTACCAAGGCTGGAAAGATTGCGTAAACATTGGGGCAATTTTTTCTATACCCGGATTAAATTTGCCTATACCGCCGGGTATGGCTGACATTACGTGGAAAGAGCTTGAAGACAAGATAGTTGAGGCTGGTGAAAGCCTAGAGGATTTCTTAGAAAATCCAACTGGATGGTTTGAAGAAAAGCTAGAGCAAGCCGAAAAAGCTGTAAGAGATGCTTGGGGCCGCATTACATCAGGCAGTATTTTTACTACTAACGATCTTGAAAACATTCTTGCTCAAGTTCTTGGTGGTTGGGTTTCAGGTATTGTTCTTGAAGAAATCAAAGATAGGTTAGAAGCAGAAAACCCGTTTTTGTTGGCTGGTGATTGCGAAGACCCTGAGTTTAGAAATGCAAACCAAGAATACTGCGACGAGGGCAATCCTTTATTTGTAAACGAAGGGCCAAGTGCAGAGGATTGTGCAAGTCAAAACAGAAACCACATACCTGCTGATGAAGCGTCTAAAACAAATAGCCGCTGTGGTGGTTGCACATCTGGCTATGAAGTTAACGAAAGCGGCGAGTGCGTAGAAGCTTTAGTTCCCTGCGAAGGCGATCAAGTCCGAAATGAAACAACTGGGGAATGTGAAGATCCGCCACCAGATTATGAAGAAGGTGCACCTTGCAAAACGCCTAACGGAGAAGATGGCACTTATAATGCAGAGGGCGATTGCATTGCAGATCCAGAGCCTGAGCCGGAACCGGAACCTGAACCGGAACCTGAGCCCGAGCCCGAACCGGAACCCGAACCAGAGCCTGAAATTCAAGAGCCTGAAATTGAAGAGCCTGAGTTTGGTTATTGTGAGGATGGAACTACAGAACGATCAGACTCAGAAGGTTCAAATTGCCCAGAAAATCAAATAGAACCTGAACCGGAGCCGGAACCGGAGCCGGAACTTGAGCCTGAGCCGGAACCGGAACCGGAGTTAGAGCCAGAGCCAGAGCCCGAGCCTGAGATTGAACCGGAACCAGAACCACAGCCAGAACCAGAGCCCGAGTTAAAGCCTGAAGAAGATCCGTGTAATGACGAAATCTATGCGGCTTTAAACCCAACAGAATGTGGATCTGATGAGCCTGAACCGGAGCCAGAACCAGAGCCCGAAATTGAACCAGAGCCTGAGCCGGAACCTGAAATAGAAATAGAACCAGAGCCAGAGGAAAATCCATGTGATGATGGAATTTACGCGGCATTAAATCCTGAAGAATGTGGAATAACAGAAGAACCAGAGCCGGAGCCAGAACCGGAAATAGAACCGGAACCAGAGCCGGAGCCGGAGTTTGAAGTTGAACCAGAGCCTGAAGATCAGGAGTGTGCAAATGGTGCAGTAGATTGGCCGTTATGTTCTGAGTGTGAAGATGGATCATTGCCTGATTCAGAGTTTGGTTGTGGTGAGCCTATAGAAGAAGATTGTCCAGAGGGCACCACACGCGATCCAGAAACAGGCGAATGTTTACCTGCTGGTGATGAGGAGTCTCCAGAGTCTGGCGGTGGTGGTGGCGGCGGTGGTGGCGGCATGATGTCGTCGCCGTTTATGGCCGGGATTAACTACCAATTGCCAGAAATACAGCCTTTAGTACTGCCTCAACCACAACGAGCCAATCAAATGATGGGCGGATTACTTACACGCCTGATGGTAGATAGGACGAAGAAATGACTTACTTAAACATAGTAAACAATGTGTTGCGAAGAATGCGCGAAGAAGAAGTTACTTCCGTATCTTCTACAACTTACAGCAAGATGGTTGGCGACTTTGTTAACGACGCGAAGCGAATGGTCGAAGATGCCTGGGACTGGTCGGCACTACGAACTACGCTAACAATCACTACAACTGAAGATGTTTTTAACTATACGCTTACGGGTAGTCAAAACAGGATTAAAGCACTAAATGTTATAAACGATACGGCTAACCTGTTTATGGAGTATAAGACGGCTACGTTTTTTGATGAGGCTTACCTGATCTCCGATCCTCGCAAAAGCGCACCAACCTATTACACCTACAATGGTGTTGATAGTAATGGTGATACACAAATAGATATCTATCCAACTCCCGATAAGGCTTACACAATTCGTTTTAACTGCGTAAAGCGTGCGGCTGACCTGTCTAATAACGACGACACAATGGATATTCCTGCAATGCCAGTCATTCATTTGGCTATTGCGTTGTTAGCTAGAGAACGTGGTGAGACAGGAGGTACATCAGTACCTGAGTACTTTGCGATTGCAGACAAGTATCTTGGCGATGCCATTGCATTAGATGCACAAAAACACCCAGAAGAAGTAATTTTCTATACGGCATGAGGTAGTTATGGCGCAACCACTACAAAGCATTAACCTCGTAGCTCCTGCCTTTAAGGGGATCAACACAGAAGATTCGCCTATTGGGCAGGATCCTTCGTTTGCTGATGTTGCTGATAATGCCGTTATTGATAAACGTGGGCGTATTGCTTCGCGTAAAGGCTATAGCGTTATTACGACAGATAAAACTGAGTTGGGTAGTGCAAAGATTAGAGCAGTAAAAGAGTTTCGAGATGATGCTGGAAACTCAAAAATATTTTCTGTCGGCAATAACAAGATTCTTAGCGGCACAACTACGTTAGTTGATGAGACCCCTGCTAGTTATGCAATTACTACTGATAACTGGAAGATGGTTAACTTTAACGACAAGATTTATTTCTTTCAGCGTAGTTATGAGCCGTTAGTCTATGACAACGCAAGCGGGTCAGTAGTTAAATTAAGCACCGTGTCAGGCGCCGCAGGGGTAACTAGCGCAATATATGGCAACGAAGTTTTAGCGGCTTATGGCCGATTGTGGACAGCAGACTTTGGCGCTGACAAATCCACTATTTACTGGAGTGACCTTCTTATCGGTCATAACTGGTCTGGTGGTACTAGCGGCTCTATTGATATCTCAAAGGTATGGCCTGATGGTTACGATGAAATCGTTGCACTAGCCGCACACAACAGTCTTCTTATTATCTTTGGCAAACACAGTATTGTGGCATATCAGGGCGCAGAGGCTCCTGCAACAATGGTGCTTGCCGATACTGTTGCGGGTGTTGGTTGTGTTGATAGGGATACCGTTCAATACACGGGTACAGATGTACTGTTTTTATCGCATACAGGTCTTAAAAGTTTTGGTAGAACAATACAAGAAAAATCCATGCCAATTACCAGCCTGTCTAACACCATTACTAAAGACATTATCAATCTACTTCAAAACGAAATTGAGTTTTATCGTTCTGTTTACAGCCCAGAAGAAGGCTTTTACTTATTAACCTTTACTGACCAAGACACCACGTATTGTTTTGATGTTAGGGGAACAATAGATAATGGCGCATTTAGGGTTACTCGATGGCCAGGCACAGGCTTTACTTCATACGGCAGACTTGAGAATGGTTCGTTATACATAGGAAATGGAGAAGGTATTAGCGAGTATTCAGGGTATGAAGATAACGGCGAGCCTTATCGTTTTAAGTATTACAGTCCGGGTTTAACTTTTGGCGATCCTTCGCGTCTTAAGATCCTTAAGAAGTTGCGTCCTACCATCGTTGGTGCAAACAGTGCTGTTTTGTTTCTTAAGTGGGCGTATGACTTTGACACATTCTTTCAGACGGCAGAATTTACCGTAGGTAATCAGGTAACTGCGTTTTACAACGAATCAGAATTTAACAGCACAGCAGAGTTTACAGGTGGTGATTTGACATCTCGTCGTGGAATTAACACGACAGGAGGTGGTGGTGTCATTACTATTGGGTTGGAAGCAGACATAGACGGATCGGGACTGTCTCTCCAAGAGATCAACGTGTTAGCACTAATGGGTAAAGTACTATGAGTAACTATTCAAAGACCACAGACTTTGCCGCGAAAGACAGTCTACCTTCCGGTGACAGCGGCAAAATTATTAAGGGCGCTGAATTTGAAACAGAATTCGACGCTATTTCTACAGCTATCGCTACGAAGGCGGACACTGCTTCTCCTACGTTTACAGGCACAGTAACAATTCCTGCACTGACGTTTACAGGCACTCTGTCTACAGGAACAATTGATGGGGGTACATACTAATGTTGGAATGGTTAACAGGTGGTGCAGGTGTTGGGTTACTTGCTAGTGCATATGGTGATCTTGGCAAAATTGGTGAACGCGGCTTAAAGCTAGGAACCGAGCTTGCTGAAGAGCAAATAGGTCAAGCACAGTTTCGGCCTTACACAATTACTACTGGCACAGGCGGTAGGTTTGGAGTAACACAAGATCCAACTACCGGCCAAATGTCTACAACGATGCAGTACTCGCCACAAGAGCAGGCTTTATCGCAGGCATTGTTTGGTCAGGCAGGACAGTATCTTGGGCAACCAACTCCCGGCGCGGCTCAGCTACAACAAGCTGGCATGGGCGCTCTTGGTGCAGGTCAGTCTTTAATGGGTCAGCCAGTATTTGGCATGGATCCTACTAGAGCGGCATCTACGCAAGCGTTTGGTCTTGGCGGTCAATTTATGACTCAGGCTGGAATGCCTACCGTTGACCGTGAAGCCGCTATTTATGATCGCATGAGAGCCGCACAACGCCCTGAAGAAGAGCGTCAGGCACTTGGCTTAGAAGAGCGACTAGCGGCACAGGGTCGTTTAGGTGTTCGTACAGCGCAATATGGCGGGACTCCCGAGCAACTTGCTTTAGCTCAAGCTCAAGAAGAAGCTAAAAACAGAGCTATGCTAGGTGCTATGGGTCAAGCTCAAGCAGAACAGGCTCAACAAGCGGCACTTGGTGCACAGTATGCTGGGCTTGGAACGCAGTTTGCAGGTCAAGCGCAAGGTCTTAGTGCGGCTCAGCAAGCTCAAGCATTGCAAGCAATGCAAGCAGGTCAAGGTCTAATGGGTGGCAGTCAGGCGCTTACAGCGGGTCAACAGCAGTTAGGTATGGCCGCATTGTCTGGCGCTTACTTACCACAGCAACAGCTTATTAACGCATTGTCACCAGGGCAAACTGCGGCGGCACAACAGCAACAAGCACAGCTATACGGTGCTGGATTGTTTGGAGAGGCCAGAGCATCTGGCATTGATATGCTATTGGCTTCTGCGCTGGGTCAAGCAAACCTTGCTGGCGCACTTGGTGGTGGATTATTAAGCGGTGCTTTAGGTGGCGATTACAATATTGGCATTCCAAAGCTAACAATTTAGGAGATTAACAATGGCACGTTTTGGTAGAGATCTTGTTAGATCCTTAACGCAACCTGCGTTTGCAGACCAAGTATCAAATGTTGGCATGCTAATTGGCTCAATGCCCAGTCGACAAAGAGAAGAAGAAGCTAGGCAAGAAAGAATGCAAAGAGAAACTGAGGCATTCACTATTTACGAACAAGGCTTGCGTTCTTCAGAAGATGCAAATGTAGCTGGCGTTACTGCGGCATCTAAAAGACTTTCAGGAATGCTTACTGATGAAACAAGCGAAACTGTTCGATCTGATTTGATGAAAAAAATTAGTGAGCTTGGAGCACTTCAAGAAACAACCCAAACAGCAAAAGACCAAAGGAATATTACCGATCTTATTCAAGCAGAAAATCTTTTGAATGATTTAAAAGAAAAGGGTGATGCTAGAACAGAGAATGAAAATGCTGTTATGGAGGCGGTTCAGCAAAGAGTTGATCAGTTAAGACAAATTTCTTCTGTTGTTGTTGGCGCAAAAAATACACGACGAAATGCTCGAATCTCAGAACTTACAAAAGACGAAGCATTAAAAGTTGCAGAAACAAATGCAATGAAACGTGATCTTGCTCAGTTTGTAGGAACAGCACAGTTTACTGAAAGAGCGCAACGATACAGAGATATGGGTCTTAGCCAGCAAGTAGACGTATTGGAAAAAGAAGTGTTAACAGTAATGACTGAGCGCCAAGATTTAATAGACAAATTAAATGAGCGAGCGCCTTTAACCGCAGAAGAAAAGAAAATTATTACTGATCTTGGGTTTAAGACTAGCGGCGATACAGCCAATGGGATTAAAACAGATAGGCAACGACTAAACCAAATTAAAGAAACTAAGTTTCAGAAAGAACTTGATATTGCGTTGCGCCCACTAGATCCAGCTTCTGCTGGTCTTGCTAAAGCTTATGTTATAGAAACGCTTGAAGAAATTGTCCAAGAAGGCGATATCGAAGATCTTCCTTTCTATCAAGATATATCAGATAAGGTAGCTGATATTCTTGAAGATCCTGAAGAGTTAGAGTTTTTCTTAAATAAGGTTGAAGGGGCTAGCCCGGCTGAAATATCTAGCATTGTTACCGATTATCTTAAGAAGAAATTTCCTAAGAAGTTTGAGGATATGCAAACTGAGATACGCAGGAAAGCTACGATTGAAACAACTAGGCAAGGCGCTCTTGCTAATATTGCCGCAAGCACTAATGCCGCTAGAGGTAGAGCCGCGTTTGAAGCTGGAATGATAGACGAAGATAGACCGCTAACTCCCGATGATGAAGGCTATTTTGATCTATCAAACCCTGATGACGCTGATCGTGCGCTTATGCTTTATGAACGTGAAGAGAATAAAAAACGAAAGGCTAGACAGAAAAAAGAACAGTTAAGCGCAACTACAGGCGTAGGTCTTACTTCAAGATCAGGCTTTAATCTTTAGTAGGTAAATTATGGCTAAAGAAATGATTAAAGAGGATGAAACCGAAAAGGATGATCCTTCAATGATTCGCCCTGATGGAACAAGAAAATCTAACAGAGGATTTCTTGGCCAAATAAAAGATAACGAAGGCCGAACGATGACCGAGTTTAGCATTGGCGTACAAATTGATGGTGAAGAAGTCGACATTCCAACGTTAGTTCCCGGACTTACAAATGACGAAATTGACTCTTTAAAAGATGGGAATGTTCCTGTTAGCGTTCAACAAAAAGCAAAGGCTCATGCTGAAAAACGTATAGCTCAAGGTTTAAGTCCGTTTTATCAGGATAGTGAAAGGCCTAAAGGCAAAGTAGATTTTGATCGGATTGTAGTTGCGCCAGAAGCTAAAGAGGCAAAAGCAAAGCCAGCAGTTAATTACAAAAACCTAATAGTCATTCCTGATAGCGCCAAAGAATCGCTTCAGCTTCTTGACGAGATGGAGCAAGAGCGCGTTAAAGGTTTGGCTGTTGAGGTTGGAGAGGGCATTACGCTTGGATTGTTGGGTGAGCTTGCCGCCGTAGCAGAAGCCGCAACAAGTGATGCGTCTTATCAACAGGCCAAAGATGAGTATGAATTAGCTCGCAAGCGATTTAAGCGAGAAAACCCTAGCTTAGCTACATACGCCGTACCATTAGAGCTTGCCGCCACAATCCCTACGGGCATTGGCTTAGCTAGAGGTCTTGGTAAGTTAGGCATTAAATCTGCCGCAGGACAGTTAGGCATTGAAGGTGCTGGTTATGGCTTTGCAACCGGAGAAACGTTTGAGCAACGTATTCTTGGCGCCACCGCTGGCGGTCTTACTGGTTTAACTCTTGGCAGGGTAATTGATGTAGCAACAGCGCCATCGAAAGCTGGTGGCTTAAAAACAGAAAAAGATCTTGAAGCTGACAAGGCGCTAGACCCAGAAGATTTTGGTGAGGCAAATAGCATTCAGCAAGCAGACGCTCGGCGATTTTTTGAAGAAGTAGATAACCCAGCTTATCGTCGTAAGCCTTTATCTGAAGCTGAAACAGTTGGCGAATTGTGGGGAGGCTTAAAAACTTCACTCCAAAACTTTTATAACCAAAACCTTCGCGGTGTATCAGACACAATATGGGCTGAAGTTAGTCCGCAGGTGGGCGCTTTAGTTCAACGGTTTGATACCAAAGCCTTGCTTACAATAAACAAAGAGTTTTCTGACTTATCAGAAAAGTTAATTCCTGTAGCAAAAACAATCAATGAAAGCGAGCGCGCTAAAGGCGCATTACTTGATTACGCCGCAGGCAAAATGATTGATCCAGATCAAATGCGGTTGCTTCGCGAAGAGCGCAAAAAGCTTCGGGCTTCTGGACTTAAAGGCTCTAAAGAAGCTAAGCGAATGGAAGACAACATTAGGTCTAGTGCTACTGAGCGTTTGATGTCTGAGTTATCTCAAGACTTAACAGTTGAGCAAAAAGGAATACTTAAACAATACTTAGCTTACAGCTATGCTAAAAATCAAAAGTTGAACAAAAAAACATTTGGCGCTGACTTTTCAGATGACCTTACGTATTTACATACTCGACTAACAAAAGAACAGATAAAGAAACTAAAAGAAGAGCAGAAGCTTACTGACGAGCAGATTGAAGGCCTGTTCGATGATCCTGCGTTTAAACAACGAACGCGTGGTTCTTATTTGCGTGGCGACGAAAACGCTCCTAAGCCAGCTGACTATGACAATCCGCTTATATCTGACATACAGCGTATACAAAGGCTTGAGCAGTTATCCCAAATGCAAGATGCTTTTAAGTTAAACATTGAGGCGGCAGTGCAACGCAACGGAGGTCGTCCATTAACTCCTAATCAACTTATGGATGAGCTTGAGTTTAAATTGTTTGAGCGAGGGATTAGTCCCGAAGGATCTAAGTTCACGCGTAAACAAGTATCAGACATGATTATGGGTCAGGAAAAAGCTCCTCACCCATTAATTCAAGCACTTAACTCTATTGCTTACGCTACTACGTTAGCAGGGCCAATGTCTGCGATTCTTAACCTTGCTGATATTCCATTGCTTGGCGCTAAATACGGCGGCAAAGCTGTTCGTGAGGGCATCAAAGAAGCAGACCCAAGGATGCTGACACCGTTTAAGAAACCATCTGACTTAGATCTAAAAGAGATGGGCTTAAACAATCAGGTGTTTGGTGAATTTGTCAGTCAGTTAAACGAGCTTCAATCCGGCGGTACTAACTGGATGATGAAGACGGCTAAGGCCGCAAGACAAAGCGCAGATTTTCTTATGAGGAAGTCAGGCTTTGCGGCTATGGACGTTGTAGGTAAGAAAGGCGTTATGCGTGGCGTCCTTACTAGCGCGGCAGATGATGCTAAAGCAGGAAGGCTTGCAGATAACTGGGGCTTTTACTTTAACGACGCAGAGCTAGACATTATAGCAAAGCAGTTAAAGGCTCATGGCACTGAGTACAGCAAGTACACAGGCAAAGGCAAAGATCTTATTGAAGAGCTAATGTTTGCCGGCTTGGGTCAACAGCAGTTAATTAGTGCGGCGGGTCGTCCTGCTGGCTGGGCTAGGAACCCTAACCTGCGTCCGCTCTGGGCATTGCGTGGCTTTGTTATCAAGCAACAGGCGTTAGCATTGCGAGAAGTGGTTGGCAATCTTAAGGCTGGTAAGCCAGAAAAAGCGGCTGAGTTTATGGGGCGCTATGCACTATACGGAGCTGGCGGCTATGCAGTAATTAATGAAGGCCGGCAGTTTATCTTTGGTGATGGTAATGTATCGGCTGGAGGATTGGCTCGTGGATACGGCGATGCCTGGGCAAGTTTGCTAACGGCCAATACCCTTGGTCTTAATGACTATCAATATGGTCAAATTCAACAAAACGGTTTGCTGTATACCTTTGTTGAAGGAATGATGCCTTTGGCTCCTAGTAGAGCCGCAGACATTGTTGGCACAGCTATTGAAGTAATTGATCAAGAACGACCACCGCAAGCTTTTGTTACTGAAGTATCGCCTTTAATTAAGCAGTCACTAAGGCTTGGTAGAAATATTTCTGCGGGTGTTGGGGCTACAGAAACTGAAGGTATGTTTAGCGAAGGTCTTAGGACATTAAATACTAAAGACTAATCCCAACTAACAAACTCTAACCAACCTCTTATTCCTGCCGCCCTGTCATTTTCCATGCGGGCGGCTTCTGCTTTGTAGTGCTTGGCTATTTCTTTTTGCTCTTTGTGTGCACGTTTGCCTAGCTCAATGTCTTCTGCTTTTTCTCTAATTAACTCAAGGGCACCTTCGCCGTAGGTGTCAATATAATGACGCACAAAGTAATCAGGGCTACTGCCATACTTCTGGTGACATCCATAGCAGTGGGCAAACGCATTCATTCCATCGTACCGTAGGCCCTTTTTAGCGCGGCTAAAGTAGTGGGAGCAGTGCAATCCAACGCTATTTTCTTCGTACTGTTTGCCGCATCCTTGGCATTTAAACTCGTTGCGAATCCGAACGCACCTACTAAACCAGTGGTCTGCCGCTGTTCTTTTTAGTTTCATAACTGATCCTTTAGTTGTTGAGGAAATGGTACATATACCTGTTTGTTCTCTGAGAGCCACCTCGTTAGCACCTCAGCGGCTTCCGAGAGTTGGGCAGGGGTAAGCTTGGCTGTAGAGTTTTTGCCGTGCATGGCCTTTATAATGGGCTTGTAGAGCATCTCCTTTACAAGCACCTCAGTAAACGGTATCTCAAAGTTATCACTGAACGGATGTCTTACCCAGCATCCAGCATCATTTAGTTCTTCAGCTATCTGCCTAAACCATAGGTGCATAGCATTGTTTTGTCTGTCGCTACGCGTTGTATCTTTAATTGCATAGAGTATTAACTTGCCTTGGTCGAATTGATCCTTGATAAAAGCAATAAAGAAATCTCGCTTGTCTTTTGTATCAACAAGCCATCTGTGTGCTGTTTCCATATATCCCCCATTTAGTTTGCCCAGTTTGCCCAGTTTGCCTTTGATGCCTTTAATGCCCTTATTTTGACTGCCCCTTGTGTCGCATTAAGCCCGCTTGTAAGACTCAATGGGCACACTAGATTAGGGCATCACGGGCATCGCGGGCATTCTGGGCATTCTACATTGGTATCCATCTATAAAACTTCTGACCGTAAGCGCCTTTGCGCTCAAGCTTTAGGTTGTTGCCCTTGAGTAAGTCCATGCAGGTGCGAAGCATTTTCTTTGTTACGCCGTTAGGATTCATCTCGTCGTCGTTTAGCATCTGAAACAACTCGCTTTGAGAGTAAAGCTTGTGCGCTTTCATTATTTTTTGAAGGAAGATGTACTCGTCTTCGTACTTTGCAATCGCTTTGCCTATCTTTATCTGAGCAGATTGCTTGTCTTTCATTTCTGTTATGTCGTCGGGACTCATAAACTGCACTGAGTCAACGGACTCTTCATACCCTACAGTCTCGCTAGTTTGCTTGTACTTGAATCCACCCTCGAAACTGATCTGGCTACGATCCTTTTCATTAATTACTAATAACTCTTGGTGAAATGCAAACTTGTCGTTTAGTGGATCAAGGCCAAACATATTGTCAACGTCTGCCTTGAGATCTCCAACACCCTCAAACACAAGCCTGCCGTCCATGCTTCGATGCTTGTTGCAATGACCCAACAAAATAACTGTACCGCCAGCGGCGGCAAACTCTCGAAACACATGAAGCACTTCACGCATCTCACCTTTGTTCATTACGCCAACAAACTTCTTTAGCGTATCGCATATAACAATCTTGCCGTCTGCTTCTCCTTCTTGGCGGATAGCATTCAGTAGATTTAGTGCGTCATTGGTAGTGCGTAGCGCTGGGTCGTTGCTGTTTGCCAGTGTTACCATGGTCATGCCGTGGCGCTTGCCTAGCTTAGCTTTCTGCAGTGCGCCTCTGGCGCCGTCATCTTCATTGAAGTAGATAACGTCCGACCCTTTAATAAGATTGTTGCGTATAGATTGAAACAGGTTGCCTAATATCCACACCGTCTTACCAGCTCCTGACGGGGCGTATACGAGCGTTACAGTTCCGGTGGTAATCATGCCTGGTATAACGTCTTTTTCTTTAGAGAGGCGCTCCTCAAGCTCCTCTATGCGGTCGTTTAGTGCCGCACTCCTTAGTCTATCTAAGGCTGACTTTCCATTTTGTCCTATGTCGATTGGTTTTGTTATTTGATTTTGCGAGTCGCAATAAAGTGACCATTCATCACTCATTTAGTAGTCCCCTATATTTCGGTCGAAAAGACTTTAACTGTGTATTAGATGGGTAATCTTGTCAATAACTTTTAAAAGGTTTAAAACTCTTTACAACTCTTTTGAAGTTCGATAGGATGGCTTTACCTACCAAAAAGGAGAGCAACATGAGCAAGTTAATTGAAGAGCTTTTGCAAGTTCAGCGAGAGTTATCTCACGCCTCGGCTGATGCAGTAAACCCTCACTTTAAAAGTAGTTATGTAAAGTTTGAAGATCTTTGGGACTATGCCAAAGAAGCTTTAAACAGTCACGACATAATGATTCAGCAAATCAGTCATGAGTGCGAGGTTGGCGCTTGCATTGAAACTTTGCTGTATGGACATGGTGATTCTTTATCGACCGGCAAGATGATTGTCCGAGCAGATAAGGCTACAGCGCAAGCATTTGGTAGCGCCATTACTTACGCTAAACGTTATAGCCTATCAATGGCATTAGGCATTGGTGCAGATAAAGATGATGATGCTAATACTGCAACGGCAAGTAACCGAGCATGGTAACTAATGAAGAAGAATTCCTTGCGTACATGAAAGTGATACGTGAGGAGTTCGATTTTATTTGGCAAGTTAAAAGTGCAGTGGCTAACGAAGAGTGGGAGCAACTGCGTTGCATAGTAGAAGAGACGCCAAACGAGGTGAAGGAGGCTTTGAATCTGGCGCAATCAAAGGGCGGTGTTTTTACCACCCGTGAAAATCAAGCAATGAAAATTAATCCATTAAGGAGAACAGCATGAACGACGAGAAAAACTTTGTTAGCGGTATGCTTGTAAAGCTACCCGACGATAACGCACCCGACTTTGTAAAGCTAAAGCTTTCATTTAAGTTAGATGAGTTTGGCCCTTGGGTTGCGGCACAAAAAGCCGGAGACTCATCGTTAGAGTGGATCAACATCGAGATCAAAGAAGGTCGGTCTGGCAAGTGGTATGCTGAGCGTGATATGTGGAAGCCAGATGCTTCACAGCCAGCTCGCCAACCAGCGCGCAGAGGCCCGCCAAAAGGCGTGCCAGCACAGCCAGTGCCAAACGACGATATCCCTTGGTAACTTCCAGTGTGGGGTTTTGGTTCCTTTCCCCACATCCGTTTGCCCCGCCCCCTAGCGGGGCTTTTTTCTAGGAGAAATTAATGGCTGAATATGTTTACTATCGAGAGTTGTTTGACATCTTTAAGGCTTACACAACACCAAAGCTAATTAAAGTGTTGGAGTCTCAAGGGATAAAGTATTTGACTGACGCAAAAGGCAAGCCCTTTACTACAAGGGCCGCCATCGCTGATGTGCTAAGTGAAGCTGACGATTAATTGTTTGGACGAATAGTGATCCGACTAACCTCACCGTCCGTCTTGTCGTAGGTAATTACTTTTGCCCCGCGCTGAGACATAAGCCCAAGCCTAGTTGCATACGAATCTCTTGATGCTAATGTGGGGTGCTGTTCTGTAATAGCCCCCGCATCTTCTAGCACTCGCTCGCTGTGATAATGTCCCGAGTGTATATACGCCACCTTTGATTTGCCCCAGTCTTCTCTAAATCTAGGCTCACTAGAAAATACCTTTGGCAAATTGTTCATCTTTACTTTATGCCCATGGTGGAAGCACAGCATAACTTCGCCATGCCGATAGGCGTAATAAGGAAAGTCGTTATCTATAACCTGAAGTCGTGGCTCTTTGGCATACAGCTTTCTAATAAACTTGCGAAGCCATATTGATCCAGCAATATCATGGTTGCCCTCCGCACAAACAAACACTACTTGCTCATACTTCTCTAGCATCATCCTTACTGCCGCATCCATTACGGTCATCGCTATATCTACAATGCGAGAGTATCTTGAGTCGCCCTCAAGCAGATGTTTGCCAGTCGGCGTTAACTGATCGAGCCCATCCCAATGCAAAAAATCTCCAAGATTACACAGCATTCCAACTTTGCTTTTGGGTGTGCTGTCTATCATGTCTTTAATGCTTTGAAGGAATAAGTCCCTGGCTATATTCGTGTCGTAGTCTTCGCTTGTTTCTTGTCCCCAACAGTAACTGCCAAGGTGAAAGTCGGTGATGACTAAAAGCGAAAGCAACTCAGGCTCTATTTGCTTTGGTTTTTTTACTGGCTTCCACGGTGTAATGCCATCGCAAGCTAGCTCAATCCGCTCAATCATTGCATTGAACTGCGCTTCTCTATCAGCAATAGACTTCACCCATTGACCAACAGGGCGTCCGTCTTCGCTGTAATACGTTGACACTCCTTTCACTGTAAACCCATGAGGCACAGTGTGTTTCATGTCATTCTGAGGTGCGTAACCGCTTAATGCGGCTCTGCCTTTTACATTGCGTACGGTATCGCGTGCGCTGTACCTTGTTGACAAGCCAAGCTCTTCTGCTATTTTTGTATAGCCAAGGCCTTTCTCGTACAGCTCTATTACTTTCCGCTGTCTTTCTGTATTGCAATAATCAAGTAATGACATCTTTCCTCCCCCGGATAGATGTTAATAGCTACTCTTTTATATTTCGCATTGTGTTTGACTTTGCAAGAACAGCAACGATCTGAGTCAGCTCGACTGGATCTATTGGTATTCCTACATGAGGCTCTTCGGTGTTTGTTACTTTTAGGTAGTGCCAATGAAGATATGATAGCAATACTGTTAACACATCTTCTTCGGTGCGTATTTTGGTTGGCGTTGCGGCAGGTTCAGTTCTCATAGGTGGTCTTGCGCTCCCGATAGTTTGGTGGTATCGGTTGGACAGGGTGGCATAGTGGCGCGGGATGTCAAGTGCCAACATTCTTTAGGCATCGTGCCGCCGCAGGCTTCTGGCTTGTGCCACTTCGGCAGGTAAGGTGCGGCGCTTTTGTCCATCGGTGCGCCGCGAACCGACTACCAGGCAGAGAACCAACCTTGGACTCCGCCAGTCTAACACTTATTGCCTAAAAGAATATTGATATTCTGTAGCGTCATCATACCCGTAGGTGTAATGAATGTTAGATTGAATGCTTGCTCTCCCTTCAATCGCATCATTCCAGCCAGCTCTATAATGAGATCTGATTGCGTCAAGATAATCTTGCATATGCCAGCCGCAAGGATCATCTTCTATTGTAGGTATGGCTTTCAAAGCGTTTAGTGCCATGTTGTCGCTCCTCCTTCTGACTTTATAAGTTCCCAGCACACGTCTTCATCGTTAATGATTTCGTGATCGTTCCATGTGCAGTTAAGAACAACGATGTCGACTATATTGCGCGTAGCTATTTGACCCCAAGCCTCTGTCTCTTCAGTTTCAGACTCCATAATAAAAGCTGATTGCACTTCATCCGGGTCTACAAACAAATGCAGGATGCCTTTCTTCTCATCGTAGTCTTCAATGATAGCTCCCAAGTAATCGTCGGCATCTTCTTCGATGCTACCGTGTACGAGAATGTTGATTTTGCCGTGCATTGTTAAACACCTCATTGAGTTTTGATAAAGGTATACCATCAGAATGCCCATTGCCCAAGACTTCAAACACAAACTGTTTCATGTCATCAAAGTTCGGGTCACGGTTATGCACTCGGCATACATTAAAGTAAACCCGGAGCAGTGACTCCGGGTAGTAACGATCAGGCACGAAGCTTCTCCTTAGTCTCAGGTAAAGCACCAAGCTCTACATTTATTCCAGCTTCATTTAGTCTTTTGATAGCTACTTGCAAATGATCTTTAGCTCTACTGAGTTCATGGTTTGCTTCCCAGTCTCGGTCATTTATAAAAATGTCGAGCGCAAGATGGTAGTCACGATATCTGATCGCATACATTTCAACTAACACATTAAGTTCCATTAGAAAGCCCTCTTACTTTCCAAGTTACTAAGCTCTTCTTTCAGATAATGAATAGATGAATTTATATCTATCATTGTCATGCCAGTACCATCCGTTAGTTTTGACTGTGGTATTTTGTCAAGCTCAGCGTATGCAATACGCAAATGCTCGATAGCTTTTTTAATCTTGTCGGTGCCATCTATGTAAACAATCTTCTCGTTTGCAATGATGTCAGGAAACAAACTTTTGGCTACCACGCGCACCGCTTGAGGGTAGACATCCTCTGGCTTGTATAAATCAAGCACGTTATCAATAAGGATCTTGATTTCTGAGTCTAGCAACTCAGGACAGATCTGCTCAAAGTAAGTTCTAGTTAAGTCCATTAGTAGTTCTCCGGTTCGATAGGTTCATCCGCTATATACAAGGGGTTGCCGAGTACATCGCGTCGATATTGTGCAAGCTTTGTTTCTTCGCATAGATCGCAGACTTTGCATAGTGGAATGCCTCTAGCATCATGCTCCCACCATGAGTCTTCGCCTTCATGCATGCAATAACGTAAGTCCATTGTTTTCTCCTTTGGTAAATAGAAGCGAGGGATTTCCGCAGCCCCCGCCGAAGCCGGGGTGCGGAATCCTGAGTGATTAAGAGATTAATTTTTTGTGGGTATGCCAAAAATCTTGCCATAAAAATTCAGTTATAAAGGGAACGCCTTGTGATATGTTTTCTTCAAGACAATCTTTTCCCTTCTCTGCAATCCACAGATCAATAGCTTTGCCGTAACAAAAAAGCAAAATTGTTTCATCATCTATGTGTATTGTAGTTTCCATAACACTTTTCCTTGGTTGGTTATGCGGCTTGGTTGTCATACTTTCGCATGAGTTCAAATTGCGACATGCAATACTCGAATGCTTTTTGTGCATCCTTTGCCGCTGTCGTAATGTATTTTGGATCAGACTTGATAGCCTTCTGCCATGACTTGATGTAGCTAGCGTGTTGTTTGATGTCATAGGTTACACCGAGTTGAGCGGATAAGAAGATGGAACCCAGCTCTGCCACCAACTCTTCTTTGGCGTAGTCTTCATGACCAAAGGCGCCAGTCAGATCACGATCAAGTCGTTTGCTATGACCAGTAGCGTGAATGCATTCATGGTAAAAGGTAGATTGATAGGCATCGTCAGATTCAAACTGACCTAGTTGAGGCATTCTAATTTGGTCAGCTGAAGGTGAGTAGCATGGATTGTGATGCGGTGCGTTACTGACTTTGACTTGCAGTGCGTCAGCTATATCGTGCGGACGTTCGAGCCTGCTCTCACGCATCGGTATCTCAGGCAATTCAATACCTGTTTGGTCGATGTTGAATAGGTTATATACCTTGGCAAAAGCATACTCTTTATCAGGGTCTTTCTTGTCTTTTGCTTTGTTGAAGAAAATTGCAGGCGTTGCCTTCTGGCCTTTGACACTGCCACCGAGCTGTTGCACCTGGTTCCATGTGAGCCAGTAAGGTTTTGTGTATCCATATTTCCAACTGGCAATCATCGTCATCAGTTGGTTAGTGCCATTGTAAGGGCGTTTAGTTACCCAGTTTTGGTGAAGGCAAGACTGTGATTCCCATGTCTTGCGCCATGTGGTTTCATCTGCCATAGCAGACTCAACGAGTTCAATGATTCGATCGTATTTCATAACAGTTCCCTTTTTGTTTTGGTGGTTAAAGTCTATCAAAGTTAGTCAATGTTATCTAAAGTTTCTGTCACTATTGTCTGTTTCATGATAGAGATAATTTCATTTTTGCTGAGCCCAAACTCAACTGCCCATCGAGTAAAGCCATCCCAATCTGGATCGCCATGATTAAACAAATAGTGCTCCATGTTCATTAGCACTGTCTCGCCAATCATTCCTTTGGTGTACCACTTAGGATCTAAGCTTCGTAAGTTATCCATGTTTAACTCCTATCACTAACTTTGGTGTTGTCCCATAGCAATGACCAACCAGACATGGTGTCGTAGAAATCAAGCAAGTCAGTCATAACCTTTTCAACTTGAACTAAGTTCTCATCGTTAAAGAACTCAATCAATGCTAGGGTTTTATTGTCGTCATCGAAGACTCGATAACATCTGTGTCCGTTACTCATCGTATGGGTACTCCTCTTCTGCTTCGTCATCTTCTATTGACTCATCGCCTAGCGAATAGCCTTCACTGTAACGCTCGACATCGTATTGCGTCATGCAAAGATCAATGCGTTTGTCGGCAACGTTAGTGGCCCACTCAATTGCATCGTCTTCATTCTTAGCAAGAACCTTAACAATCGACACGACATTAGTGGTTACTTCAACACAGTAAACTCGCTTATTGATTTGCTCTTTGAGTTCGACAATACGATCTTCTGTGTAACTTAATGACATTCGTATTTGTCGTAAGTCTTCGACTGCATCGCCACTCATCTGCTCAGTCACAGACGCATCGTTAAGATGGTGAAGTAGCCGACTGCGATAGTCGACTAGCTCGTGGAATAAACCTTCAAGGTCATTGATTAACTGGTCTTTCATGCTACATCCTCCATCGGTATTGCATTAATTTGCACTGCTTCTAAGTCAAGTAAACGGGGATAATCATCAAACAGATTGCCTTCTTTCCATCCGATAATTGCCCATGCTCGTGCCAGGCATTCATCGTCAGCTTCAACCGACACAATGTGTTCGGTCGTTTCAATAAGCGTTACTAAATATTCCATTACTCAATTACCTCCGCTAATGCGTCAATGCCAAACAGCATCGCCATCGTTACGACAGCGGATATCGCCGCCACCATCCACATAAAGTTAAGTAGCGCCATCATCGTCGACAACGCACCAATTGTTGCAAACACCACCATTATTGCTATCAACACATACATCGTTACATCCTCCATCGTTGGATAAAAATAAAGGGGCCGAAGCCCCGTTGGTTACTTACCTGCGTTAGCTACTTCGTGAAGGTACTCGCGTCGCTTTTCGATGCGCTCTAACTCAGCGGCTACTGGATCTTGCACGTTCATACTGAGCATCTTCTTGCCAGACTTGGTTGTGCGTTCCCAGATCGCCACCTCGATGCGTTTGCCTTCGAAGAGAATCTCACCTTTGAAGTGAGGGGCTTTGTCTGATCGTTCGAGGCCACGTTCGTTACGGAAGGCGAGACCTGAATTTGGATTGAGTTCTAATGACATGGTATTTCTCCTTTGGTAAAAATTTCTGCCGTTTCCGACGGGAGCAGGATTCCGGCAGACGCGGCAGATTGGCAAGAGAGCGGAGACGTAGCGGTAGCGAAGATGAAGCGTGAATTGCGGAGGGTCCGCGCGTAGCGTGGAAACCGTCATTCCTCTTGCTGAGCTGACGTGGATGACGGATCCTAAGCGGACTAGGTAACGGTGTTGGAATTTTTTCCTAGGAGCTTTCCGTGGAGTCATTAGGGATCAATGCAACAGGTCAACTCATTCGGTCACGTGGCTAGATCAAACAGAGATTACTGATGGGATTGATGGGCTATTGGAACCTACAGCGGTACACACTCTCCTCATCCAGAGTGATTCGGGTCAACCTGTAGGATCTACCGGATCATTCGTCAAAAACACAGCCAGAATTCACCACGGGGGGGGGTAACTCGACTTAGCGTGTATATATAGTTCCCACCCAGATACAAAAAAAGGTGATTTTGGAATCCCGACCGGGGTCTAAACTCTAAAACAGGTAGGTAGTAGGGGGTCTAAACTTGGGCATTACGGGCATTCTGGGCAGTTAATTGGGTTTATGTGGAGTTTTGCAAGCTACTGATTACTAAAGGAATATTAATCAGGTTTTTATTCGGTTAAGTTATAAGGTAGGATTTGTATCAAAGATACAAGCCGTCGCTAAAAAGCAAAGCTTTTAGCTATAAAGAGTGTTGATTACCAATTAATTCATCTATAGGATAGGGAGGGTGGGTTGGTTAATAGGCCAACTTAAAAATTTATGCAGTCAGATTACGTCAAAAAGAGAAAGGCTGAAATCAAGCAAAGAAAACAAGAGTCGGGAAGACCGTCTAAAAAGGATTTATCGGCAAATTCGCCTGGGGGAAGAGGTAGGGTAGGTCGTCCGAAGGGCGATGCGGCTATCATCAATGAGTACAAGGCGAGGATGTTGGCTTCGCCAAAGTCAAAGAAAGTCTTAGAAACAATCTTTGATGCCGCATTAGACCACGACCACAAGAATCAGGCGGCGGCATGGAAGTTAGTCATGGATCGTATCGCGCCTGTAGCGGCATTTGAAAAAGATGTCGTGCAAAACGGCGGGAAATCTGCTATTCAGATCAACATTACGGGCGTAGGGGCGGCAGAGGTCAAGGACATTGATCCGACTACTATCCAACCCACGGTAATTGATGGGGATAACGGTGAAATACTTTAAAAGAGAAGAGTTTAATTGTACTCATACAAATGAAAACCGTATGAGCGAAGAGTTTTTAGAGAAAATAGACAGGCTAAGGGAGATGTGCGGCTTTCCCTTTAAGATTACCTCTGGTTATCGCGATGCCACGCACCCGCACGAAGCTAGGAAAGAAACTCCCGGCACTCACAATCAGGGGATTGCGGCGGATATTGCAGTATCTAACGCTACTGAACGTATGAACATTGTTCACAACGCCTTAAAAATGGGATTTGGTGGTATCGGAGTAGCTAGAACGTTTGTTCACGTCGATACTCGTAAGACAACACCCGTTATGTGGACGTACTCATGAAGTTTTCGCACGGTGATGCCCTAACCGCAGGGTCTGCTAACACAATCCTTGATGTCCCTGCAGGGTATGATGCGATTGTTACCTACCTGTTTATCTCAAATACAACGGGTAGCAGTAAAAACCTTAGTGCTAAGTGGGTACACAGCGGTGTAGACATAGACTTTCTAGCGGGTAAGAACGTAGGCAGTGGTGAGTTTCTAGAGTTTGGTGGGCAGTACGGTGAGTTTCTTGTAGCAAAGGAAGGTGACACCCTGAGCCTTACGCCAGAAGCGTCATCTACGTTTGTGAGTATTATTTCCTTTGAGTTAGTGCCAGCAACACCAAGGTTAAATTTCTAATATGGTAATTGTCCTTGGCGCAGACTGGTGCAAAGGCTGTAAATCTATACGCACTAAGCTAATGAAGTACGATATAGACCATAGGTACGTACCAATTCCGCCCGGCCCTGCTGGATGGGATATGGTTGAGTCACTTACCGGAAGAAGAGCTGTACCTGCTGTGATGTATAAGTTTGGCTCCCCTGTCGAACTAAACGATTTACTACAACAAGCAGGCGCAACCGAAAGAGAATTGACCGAAGAAGAGCTAGATGAACTTGATTAACCATGAGTGATCTCAATATTGAACTACTGCCTTGGCAACAAGAAGTCTGGGCAGACGATACGCGCTTCAAAATTGTAGCGGCAGGAAGGCGTACTGGAAAATCCAGACTCGCCGCATGGATGTTGATAGTCAATGCTTTGCAGGCCGATAGGGGACATGTGTTTTACGTCGCCCCGACCCAAGGGCAAGCCCGTGACATTATGTGGCAAACCCTTTTGGAGTTGGGTCATCCTGTTATTACTGGTAGCCATATTAACAACTTGCAAATCAAGCTCGTCAACGGAGCGACCATTAGCCTTAAGGGGGCTGACAGACCCGAAACAATGCGAGGTGTTAGCCTTAAGTTTCTAGTTATGGACGAATACGCCGACATGAAGCCGGAAGTATTCGAGCAAATCTTGAGACCCGCTTTGGCTGACCAAAAAGGATGTGCAATGTTTATAGGCACACCAATGGGAAGGAATCATTTTTATGAACTTTACAAATATGCAGAACTGGGCGATGACCCTACGTACAAGGCTTGGCACTTTACTTCTTACGACAATCCATTACTTGATTCTGATGAAATCGACATTGCAAAAAGGTCTATGTCGTCTTATGCGTTTCGCCAAGAATTTATGGCGTCGTTTGAAGCTCGTGGGTCGGAAATGTTTAAGGAAAGCTGGGTCAAAGTTAATGAAGAAGGCCCTGATGCGGGTGACTACTACATTGCAATTGACTTGGCAGGTTTTGAAGATGTCGGTAAGAAACGGACTAAAAATACGAAACTAGATGAAACAGCAATAGCTGTCGTCAAGGTCAATGAACAAGGCTGGTACGTAGAAAATATTATCTATGGCAGGTGGGATCTTAATGAAACCGCAATGAAAATCTTTCAAGCTGTGCGCGACTACAGGCCAGTATCAGTAGGTATTGAAAGAGGCATTGCCAAGCAGGCTGTTATGTCTCCGTTAACAGATCTTCAAAAAAAATACGGCACGTTTTTTAGAGTAGAAGAGCTGAGTCACGGAAACAAAAAGAAAACAGACCGAGTTATGTGGGCATTGCAAGGTAGGTTTGAAAACGGTTATATCACCTTGAACAAAGGTGAATGGAATGTAAGATTCCTTGACCAACTCTTTCAATTCCCCGATCCTTTGACGCATGACGATCTAGTAGATGCGCTAGCCTATATTGACCAGCTAGCAAATGTAGCTTATGACTACGAATACGAAATAGATGATCATGACATCTTAGACATAGTGGCAGGATACTGACATGGCAGATATATACGAAGAAGATCCTTTAATGGCAGAGCAGTCTATTGAGGATTGGGTAATAACCAAGTGTGAAGATTGGCGTGATTATTACGAATCAAACTACGAGGCAAGGTTTGAAGAATACTATCGACTATGGCGTGGTATCTGGGATCCTGCAGATAGCGACCGTAAGTCTGAGCGTTCCCGTATTATTTCTCCTGCACTACAACAAGCTGTTGAATCTAATGTTGCTGAGTTAGAAGAAGCCACGTTTGGCCGTGGCAAGTGGTTTGATGTTTCAGACAATCTAGGCGATACCGAGCGCCAAGATGTCATGTTCTTAAGGAACAAGCTGACTGAAGACTTTGAAAATTCAATGGTTCGCAAGTCTGTTGCGGAATGTCTTATCAATGCCGCTGTGTTTGGTACGGGCATTGGCGAGATCATCATTGAAGAAGAAAAAGAAATGACTCCAGCCACCCAGCCTATTATGGATGGCGACCTTCAAGCAGTAGGTATTAGCGTTCAAGAAAGAGTAAAGGTCAAACTAAAGCCTGTACTTCCTCAAAACTTCCTTATAGACCCAGTTGCAACCAGCGTTGAAGAAGCGCTTGGCGTTTGCATTGATGAGTTTGTTAGCAAGCATTCCGTAGAGTTGCTTCAAGAGCAAGGCGTATATCGTCAAGAGTACATAGGCTCTGCCGCTCCTGATACAGATTTAGAGCCAGATCAAGATATTACGATTTATAACGACGACAAAGTTCGCCTTACAAAATATTACGGCTTAGTTCCTCGCTCGATGCTTTCTGAAGCAATGTCTGATGTTAATGAAACACTCGAAGCAGACGACAGTTATTACGTTGAGGCTATTGTTGTTATTGCTAACGGCGGCATTCTTCTTAAAGCAGAACCAAACCCTTACATGATGCAAGACCGTCCAGTTGTTGCATTCCCTTGGGATGTGGTGCCTGGGCGATTCTGGGGAAGAGGCGTATGTGAAAAGGGTTATAACTCACAAAAAGCATTGGATACAGAACTCCGCGCACGTATTGATGCACTAAGTCTTACTATTCACCCAATGATGGCTATTGATGCAACACGTCTACCAAGGGGCGCTAAGCCAGAAGTGCGTCCCGGCAAAATGATTCTGACTAATGGGGATCCTAGAGAAGTGCTTCAGCCGTTTAACTTCGGTCAGGTTAATCAGATTACGTTTGCACAAGCAGGTGCGTTACAGCAGATGGTTCAGCAAGCCACGGGTGCAGTTGATTCGGCAGGTTTGGCTGGTCAAGTCAATGGTGAGGCTACTGCGGCTGGTATCAGTATGTCCCTTGGTGCTGTTATCAAGCGACACAAACGTACACTAATTAACTTCCAACAGTCTTTCTTGATTCCTTTTGTTAAGAAAGCCGCACATAGGTACATGCAATTTGATCCCGAAACTTACCCCGTTGCAGATTATAAGTTTAACGCTAGCAGTACTCTGGGTATTATTGCTCGTGAGTACGAAACTACTCAATTAGTTCAGCTTCTTCAAACAATGGGGCAAGACTCTCCGCTGTACCCAACGTTGGTTCAGTCAGTTATCGACAACATGAATCTGTCTAATCGGGAAGAGTTGATTGCGGCACTGAATCAAGCGTCACAACCAAACCCAGAAGCACAGCAAATGCAGATGATGGCACAGCAAACACAAATGCAGTTCCAGCAATCGCAAACAAATGCGCTTAATGCACAGGCTCAAGAATCATCAGCTAGAGCGCAGAAACTTGCGGCAGAAGCTCAAGCTGTTCCTATAGAGCTTGAAATTGATAGAATCAATGCGGTCACTCGAAATCTTAAAGAAGGTGACGCAGAAGATAGAGAGTTTGAGCGTCGTATGAAGCTCGCAGATACCTTAATCAAAGAACGCCAAGTAGAGGGCAAACTAAATGTTGACAGACAGAGAACTCCAAATGATATTGCAGAAGTTCAGCCACAGGCTGGAGCCATTGGAGAAGGAAATCCAGAACCTGAAGTCCCAAGTGAAGGAGTTGAGTGATGGCCAAGGATCCAAGACTGGCACGCGTGGGCGTAAGCGGATTCAACAAACCGAAGAGAACGCCGTCGCACCCAACTAAATCGCACGTTGTTGTTGCCAAACAAGGCGATCAAATTAAAACCATACGATTTGGTCAGCAAGGTGTTAAGGGTGCAGGCAAAAACCCTACGACAGCAAAAGACAAAGCGCGAAAGAAAAGCTATTACGCAAGGCATAATGCCCAAGACGCAAATCCTAGCAAGTTATCTGCGCGTTATTGGTCGCATAAAGTTAAGTGGTAACAGATATGAAAGTTAAAGCACCTGAAGGCTATCACTGGATGAAGTCCGGTAAAGAATATAAGCTGATGCGAGATCCCGCCGAAGGCTATAAGCCACACAAAGGCGCATCTAAGTCGGCGGATTTTGCAGTTCAAAAGGTTCATGGAGGCAAGAAGTGAAAGATAAAGACCATACAGTTAGCTACACGCCTACTGAGTATTACTCTATGTGCGAAACTTCTAAGAAGCGCATTAAAGAAATGCAAAAACAGGGCATTCCTACTAAGTATGACTCCAAAGAAAACCAAGAAGATCTTGGTAAGATGGATTCATATATGATGATGTTTAGCAAGTAAGGAGAGAATAATGGCTTATGGAACGCAATCTGCACCCAAAAAGAAAAAGAAGCCTATGCCTTTGCCTAAGCGTAATGAGCGCATGATGAATAATAAGAACAATAAAAAGAAAAAGTAATCATGCCAAGGGTTAAGTCTAGGGTTAACCAGTCCGGTAACTACACCAAGCCGACCATGCGTAAGAATCTTTTTAATAAGATTAAAGCAGGCGGCAAAGGTGGAAAGCCGGGCCAATGGTCTGCTCGTAAAGCGCAGATGCTAGCTAAAGAATACAAGGCTAAGGGTGGGGGCTATAAATAATGGCGCTTAAAAAGCCCCAAAAGTCTTTAAAGAAGTGGACTAAACAGAAATGGCAAACCAAATCAGGCAAGCCGTCCACTCAAGGGCCAAAGGCTACAGGCGAGCGATACCTGCCTAAAGCCGCAATTAAATCTCTTTCAGCTAAAGAGTATGCGGCGACTACGCGCAAGAAAAGAAAAGACACAGCGGCAGGAAAACAACACTCGGCTCAGCCCAAAAGTATTGCTAAAAAAACAGCTCGATCACGAAAAGCCTGACATTTTTTTAAAATTGTGCTACAAGGCACAAAACAACCAAAGAGAGAGTAAGATATGACACCTGAGCTTGAAGAGTACTTTGGCAACTACAATACGCTGTTTAACCATCCGGGGTTTAAACAGTTGGTTGAAGAGCTAAGCAACAACGCTAGACAGCTAGCAGACTTGCAAACAGTTAAAGATCAGGAAGAATTGTTTTATCGCAAAGGCCAGGTTGCCGCATTGGCTACAGTAATCAACTTAGAAGCAACGATTACTGCGGCGCGAGACCAAGCCGAAGCGGAAGCTCAGGAAGAGCTTGATGTATAAGATATATGATTTCCGTTGTAGTAACGGACATGTATTTGAAAGAATGGTGCGCAAAGGAGAAGCAGTCAGTAGGTGCGACTGCGGATCTAATGCTACTAAAATGCTGTCAGCGCCTAAGTGCGTACTCGATGGTCATAGTGGGGACTTTCCTGGTCGTCACATGAAGTGGGTGCGAGAACACGAAGAAGCTGGCAGGAAACCTAAATCTCCATAATGACTTAGTTCACGGAGTTTAATATGTCTAGAGCAACAATGCTTGATCCGCACGTCGAAGACGAGAATGTGGACAACGTTGAAAGTGAAGTAAACGAGATTCAAGAAGCTGAGGCAGAGCAATCTGCTGAAGTTATTGAGCAACCTCAAGACCCAGTAGAAGAAGATTTAGAGTCAAAGATCCCAGAGAAATATCGTGGTAAATCTTTGCATGAAGTTGTTCAGATGCACCAAGAAGCTGAACAGGTAATGAGTCGTCATTCTGCTGAAGTCGGTGAGCTTCGCAAGGTCGTGGATGAGTACATTGTTACTCAAACACAATCTGCACCTAAACAGAACGTTGAGCCCGAAAGTGATATTGACTACTTTACGGATCCTCAAGGCGCTGTTAATCGTGCAATTGAGAACCACCCTAAAATTAAGGCGGCAGAGGAATATTCAATAAACTACAAGCGTCAGTCAGCTTTGGCGGAGCTTAATAATAAGCATCCAGATATGAAAAGCATTTTGTCTAACGCTAGGTTTCAAGAATGGGTCAACGCCTCCAAATTTAGAACTCAATTGTTTGCACAGGCTGACAAAAACTACGACGCTGAGGCGGCCGATGAACTTTTTTCTTTATGGAAAGAAATGCAATCGGTAACTCAGAAAACCGTAAATGCTGAAAAGCAAGTGCGGAAACAGCAGTTAAAGTCAGCTAATACAGGCAACGCGCGCGGCAGTGGTGAGAAGACTCGTGAGAAGCGGTATCGTCGGATCGACTTAATTAAACTTAAAAACAACGATCCTGCACGTTATAACGCTATGGCGGATGAAATCCTAAGAGCTTATAAGGAGGGTCGGGTCAAATAATCCAATAGGAGATTGACATGGCTACTGCAACATATCCAGGCGCGGCTGGTTTTACTGCGAAGACGGAAGCGGATACTTTTGTACCAGAGATCTGGTCAGATGAAATCATTGCCGCTTACCAGAAAAACTTGAAGATGGCTCCCCTTGTTAAGAAGCTCGCAATGAGTGGAAAGAAGGGCGATAAGCTTCACATTCCTAAGCCCGTCCGTGGTGATGCGAATGCGAAAGCGGCTGACACTGCGGTAACAATTATCGCAAACACCGAAGGTGAATTGACTGTTGATATCGACCGTCACTTCGAATACTCACGTCTGATCGAAGACATCGTAGAAGTACAAGCACTTTCTAGCCTCCGTCAGTTTTACACTGAAGATGCTGGTTATGCGCTTGCTGTGCAGATCGACAACGATCTCCACGCGGCAGGTACTGGTTTTGGTGACGGTGGTGCTGTTGTATTCAGCCCAGCGGCTACTGACTACCAGCACACTGGTTGCTTCTTTAACGATGGCGGCACAACTACTCAGTACACTGACGATACTATCGTTCCTGCTGACGTATTTACTGACGCATTCTTCCGCGACATGATCCAGAAGCTTGATGACAATAACGTACCTATGGACGGACGTTCACTCATCATCCCACCTTCTGTTCGTAACACCATCATGGGTATCGACCGTTACGTGTCTTCTGACTTCGTATCGGGTCAGGCTGTTAACTCTGGCCTTATCGGTAACCTCTACGGTGTAGACGTTTACGTTTCAGCTAACTGCCGAACTATCGAAGCGGCGGCTGACAACACAGCTGGATCGGCTGACACTCGTGCGGCTCTTCTGTTCCACACTGACGCTATCGTCATGGCTGAACAGCAGTCAATCCGTTCGCAAACTCAGTACAAGCAGGAATACCTCTCAACTCTGTACACGGCTGACTGCCTGTACGGTGTTCAGGTATATCGTCCTGAAGCTGGTTTCGTACTCGCGGTTGCCGAGTAAGATACCTAGCCCCCTTCGGGGGGCTTTCCTTTTTCTTTTGTAGGAGCTTTAGATGGCGTTATTTCGTGGCACAGGTGGATCTGGTGATGCTAGTACAGATACTTATGCATCTGAAGTTGCGTTAGAAGCAACTAGAGCCTCTACAAAAGCAAATGAAGCGGCCGCGTCTGCAATATCCGCGCAAGCGGCTCAAGCGGCGGCAGAGCTAGCCCAGGCGGCGGCAGAAACTGCACAGACCAATGCAGAGACTGCAGAAACAAACGCAGAAACGGCAGAGACTAATGCTGAGACTGCGGAAAATGCGGCAATAGCGGCTCAAACATCAGCTGAAACAGCTAAGACAGCATCAGAAACTGCTCAGTCGGCGGCTGAGGTAGCTAAGACAGCGGCTGAACTAGCAGAAACTAATGCTGAAACAGCCGAAAGCAACGCATCTGCATCAGCTACTACTGCTACAACTAAGGCTAGTGAAGCGGCAACCTCTGCCACTTCTGCCAGCACTTCTGCCACTTCTGCCAGTACGTCGGCAAGCAACGCGGCAACAAGCGCAACAGCGGCTCAGACGGCACAGACTGCGGCAGAGGCCGCACAAACAGCGGCTGAAGCGGCGCAAGAAGCTATCGACGGTTTGTATCTTGGAACTGCGGCATCTAATCCTACGGTAGATCTTAATGGAGATGCGGTAACAGCAGGTGACTGGTACTTCAATACAACAGATAGCACTACACGAATTTATGACGGCTCTGCTTGGAACAGTATCAACCCTGACCTTGTTGGTGATTCTAGTCCACAGCTAGGTGGCGACCTTGACCTAAACAGTAATGACATTACAGGCACAGGCAACCTAAACATCACAGGCAATGTGGTACTTAGCGGTACTGTCGATGGCCGTGACATAGCCACAGACGGCACTAAACTAGATGGTATTGAGGCTAACGCTACAGCAGATCAGACAGCCGCAGAGATTAGAGCGCTTGTAGAGTCAGCCACAGATTCCAATGTATTCACTGATGCAGACCACACAAAGCTTGATGGTATAGAAGCCTCAGCAGACGTAACGGACACAGCTAACGTAACAGCGGCTGGTGCATTGATGGACAGCGAGGTAACTAACCTTGCACAAGTTAAGGCGTTTAACTCTGCTGACTACGCTACTGCGGCACAAGGCACATTAGCTGATAGTGCTTTGCAGAGTGGGGACAATATATCTGTCCTAACTAACAACTCAGGCTACATAACGGGTAACGAAACCATTACTCTAACTGGAGCTGTGACTGGCTCTGGTACAACTTCTATTGCAACTACACTGTCAACGATTGACGGGGGAACTTATTAATGACCACGATTA